CAGATCGACGTCACGACGGATTTCACGCCGTTGAATATCGTGCTGGTCGTGGTTTGTATGGCGTTCCATGCCGTGGAAACGGCGGTGCCGATCGCGCCCGCGACGGTGGTGATCACGGTCCTGATCGCGTTCCATATGGTGCTGACCACGGTCTGGATGGCGGTGAGAGCGGTGGTGATGACGGTCTTGTAGATGTTGAAGTAGGTCGTCACCACGGTCTGGATCGCCGTGAAGATGGTCGTGAGGAACGATGTGATGCCGTTCCAGATGGTCTGGATCATGGTGCTGATCGCGTTCATGACGGTTTCGACGACGGTCCTGATGCCGTTCCACGCACCGGAGAGGAACGTGCCGATTCCCGTCACGGCGGTGGTGAACACGCTGGTGATCGCCGTCCAGATCGTCGTGAAGAAGTCCTTGATCGCGGTGAACACCGTGACCGCGACCTGCTGGATGTTGTCCCAGAGGCCGGTCCAGAAGTCCCGGAAGCTCTCGCAGTTATTCCACAGGTAGAGGAACGCGGCGACGAGAAGACCGATGGCTGTGATGACGAGGCCGATCGGGTTCGCGGTCATGGTCGCGTTGAGCCCGGTCATGACGGTTTTCATCGCGGTGATCGCCGTAGTGACCTTCGGGATGACGGTGAGGATCGTCCCCACCGATGTGATCAGCTTTCCGACGATGATGAGCACGGGTCCAACGGCTGCGGCGACGAGGGCGATCTTCACGATGGTCTCCTGAACGGGGCCGGGGATGGTGTTCCAGACGTCCGCGAACTTCTGGAGCGCGGCGGACATGTCCTGCAGGACTGGCTGGAGGACGGTTGCGAGGCTGTTTCCGATGTCGGCCCCGACTTCCTTCAGGGAGTTCAGGGTCATCTGGAACTGGTCGATCGGGTCGAGCGTCTCGTTGAAGGTGTTCTCCACGCTGCCGGAGAAGTCGCCGAGCGTGCCGGACAGGTCGTCGAGGTTGAGTTTCCCGCTCTGCACGGCGTTGTAGATGGACGCGCCCGCCTTGCTTCCGAACAGGTCGTAGGCGGCCTGCAGCTTCTCGGTGTCCGACTTGTTGGAGTTCATCGTGTCGGAGAAGCCCTTGAGCGCCTCGTCGAGGGTCATGCCGTCGTCCGCGGCGTTCTTCATGGCCTTCTTGAGACCGGCCATCGCGGTGGAGGTGTCAAGGCCGGACATCTCGACCATGCCCATGAATCCGGCGGCCTGCTGGGCGGTGAGTCCCATCTCCTTGAACTGCGCGGCGTTCTGCGAGAGGTCGTTCGCCAGCGTGTCCATGGAGATTCCGGTCGCCTGCCCGGTGGCGTTGAGCGCGTCGAGGAGGTCGCCCGCGTCGTCCGTGGACTGCCCGAAGGCGTTCAGGACGGAGGAGACGTTGTCGACGGAGGTGGATACGTCCGTGTCGTTGAGCTGCGCGAACTTGATGAACTTTCCGGACAGGTCCTCGAGCGCCTGCCCGGTGAGCCCGAACCTCGTGTTGACTTCGCCGACGGCGGCGCCCGCGGTCTCGAAGTCCGTCGGGATCCGGGTCGCGAGGTTCTTGACGCTCTGCTGCATGTCCTCGAGCGCCTGACCGGACGCGCCGGTTTTCTGCGTCACGATGTCGAGTCCGGAATCCACCTCGCCGAACGCGGCAAGGGAGGCCGCGCCGATCGCTGTGATGGGCGCGGTCACGCCCTTGGAGAGGGATTCTCCGACTCCGCTGATCTTGCCGCCGACCTCCTGCATCGTGGAGCCGGTCTCCTTCAGGGTTGCGGAGATGAAGGAGTCGGTGTCCTTTGCTTCCTTTTCGAGGTTCTTGAGTTCCTGCTCGGTGGCGATGATCTCGCGCTGCCATGCGTCGTACTGCTCCTGTGTGACGCTGCCGCTTTTGAGGCCCTCGTCCATCTGGTCCTGCACGGACTTGAGCTGTGTGAGCTTGTCCTTGGTCTCCGCCACCGCCTGTGAGAGGAGTTTCTGCTTCTGGGCGATGAGCTCGGAGTTGGTCGGGTCGAGCTTGAGGAGCTTGTTCACGTCCTTGAGCTGCGACTGGGTGCTTCGGATTTCCTTGTTGACGCCGGACAGCGCCTTCGAGAGGCCGGTCGTATCGCCGCCGATCTCGACTGTGATGCCTTTGATTCTGTCAGCCATACGTAGCCTCCTTCCTTAGAATCTGTCCATCATTTCCTGTGTCGCGATTTCCGGGTAGTCCCAGTCGTCGTTGCTCATCTCCGCGTACATGTCGTTGACGGTGCCGATCGTCAGGAGGTCGAGCTCGGAGATGGAAAGCCCGATCTGCACGCAGCGGAGCAGGAAGAGCGGGGTCGTCATTTCCCGTTCTGTCGCATGCTGTTTTTTTTAACGGCCACCTCCTGCTCCGTGTTGAGCCCCCACAGCTCGATGATCTGCGGCAGGATCTCGTAGATCGAGAACGTGCCGAACTCGTCCAGCCATTCCTCCGGAGTGTCCGGAACGGTCTTGTCCGCGTGCTTCGCCATGAGCCACGCGATGTTCTCGAACAGCTCGAGGCTGAACGTGTCAAGGCTGGAGTTTTCGGCGTCGCTTTCGTCGATGCCTTTCTGCAGCTCGCTCAGGTCGCGGTAGATGTCCCTGTGGAACTTGTTCCGGTAGAGCCTCGGGATCGCGGCGGACGCGCGGAACGTCACCTGCCTGCCGTCAACTTCTATTGTCTTTGTCACTGCCATGTGTTCTCACCTCACTCGCTCGTGCCGCTCGTGGACGAGGAACCCGTGGATGAGGATGCCGCGGTCGACGACGGCTCGTAGACCTTGTCGTACCATGCGTCGTACACGGCGTCGGTGGTGTTCGTGCCGGTCTTGACCTTCACGAGCCCGGACGGGAGCGGGGACACGGTGAGGGAAAGGGTCTCCGTTTGCACGTCCGTGGAGTCCTCTTTCGTGGAGCCGGACACGGACGGGCGGGTCGCCGAGCAGTAGTACATGCAGTGGCGGATCTTCCGCTGGTCGCCGGAGAACTCGAAGAGGAGAGCGAAATGCTCCGGCTCCACGTCCTTGTTCTCGGCGATGACGCCGTTGGCGTCCTCCGTCTCGTGCATCACGTCCGTGAGGAAGCTCTCCGGGATGAGGGCGAGCTCGAAGTCGCCGGAATACCCGTTGTTGTTCGAGACCATGTAGTACACGGAGTCGTCCGCGTAGAACGGGTCGTTGTCGCCCTCCGCGTCAAGGGAGAGCGATACCGCGCCGGGCATGGCGACGGGCGTGCCAAACGTGGCCGTGCCGTCCTCGGCGAGCGTCGCGATCGCGTAATGGCAGTTCTTGAGGCCGAACTTGACCTTGTTTCTCTTGTTAGCCATATCTGTTAACCTCCTATGATCTGTGTCTGGTACAGGACCTCGTACATCCGCTCATCCGCGATCCACACCTCCGATTTCTCGAAGGGGAGCTCGTGCGCGGCGAGGATGTCCTCGACCACGGTTTCCGTCTCGGGGTCCTTCCTGTCCGTGTAGAGCTCGATGTTGAGCTCGTCGATCTTCTGGAAGACCGCATCGTCAGCGAACAGGTTGTCGCTTCCCGGGAACAGGAAGCAGATGAAGGGCGGGTCCGGGGACTCGCCTTCGGCGAAGTGGTCGTAGGCGACGGGAAGCACGGTCTCCTCGATCATCGCTTTCGTTTCCTCGAATGTCATGGGATGTCATCCTTTCAGCTTGCTTTCGATGGTCTCGGCGAGCTTCTCGCTGCCGCGCTGCTCGGCGTTTGCGATGTGCGGCCGTGCGGCGACCCTTCCGCCGCCTCGCTTGGCGTGCCCGTGTTCGAGCAGGTGGGCGATCTGGTAGCGGTTCCTCGAGTGCACGACGAGGTCGATGGATTCGGAGTCCTCGTGGACGTTCTTCACGGACCATGATTTCTTGTATTTCCCCGTGTCCACCGGGGCGTTGTCCTGGATGTCCTTGCGGATGGATTTCGCCGTTTCCTTCACGGCGTCCTTCAGGTCGTCCGCCGCGATGCCCGCGTATTTCCCGAGCTCCGCCATGATGGCGGAGTCCATGTCGTCGATCGATGTGTTTCTGCTCATGTGTCCTTCTCCAGCCTGCAGTTGAATTTGATCGAGTTGCGTTTGTATCCCATCGGGTTCACGTAGGTGATGTTGTAGGTCTTGCCCTCGGCGAGGATCCGGTATTTCGTGGATTCGACCACGGCGAGCTCGGAGCACCAGCGGCAGGTGAAGTCGAGGGACTCCTCGGGGCTGATGATCTCGTCGGTCGACTCGGAGCCGCTCTGCGTGCCGATGGTGGCGTGGCATGTGAAGTAGTCCGTCCATTTGGCGGTGTGGTTTCCGTATTTGTCGACCGTGACCGTGTTCTTCTGGAAGGTCACGGGGACGCGGAGGGCGGCGATGTTCATCAGAAGTCCTCCTTCCTGACGCCGAAGAGCAGCGCGCGGAGCGTGAGGTTCAGCTGGCTGTGGTTCGCCTCCTCGCGGTGCTCGTAGAGATACGCCACGGTGTAGAGGATGGCGATGCGCATGCGGATGAGGATTTTCTCCTCGCCTGACTCCCACTCCTCGTCGGGGAAACGGGCGATGTCCTGCACGATGCCTGTTGCGGATGCGATGAGATGTGTGATCAGCTCGTCCTCGTCGGAGGAACTGACCCTGAGATAGGTTTTCGCTTCGTCAAGCGTCACTTCCATAAGGCACCTCCATAAAAAAGACGGACACCTCCGGGAGAACCGGAGATGCCCGTGTGATGGTCAGCACGCGGATCAGGCGGATGCCTTGACGGAAAGGCCGCGCACGGCCTCCGGCAGGATGAGCTTGCCGTCGACCCTTTCGGAGGCGAGGAAGCCGATCTGCCCGTTAGCCGCGTACAGCTCGGACAGGCGCTTGAAGGAGCGTCCCTGGCGGTCGGCGATCCAGTAGTAGGAGAAGTCGCCGAACAGGATCGGCACGTTCCCGGCCGCCAGTTCCGGCGCGTAGATGCTCGTCCTGTACGGGCGGTTGAGGATGGTGTCCGGCTGGCCTGCGACCACGCTCG